GAGTACGTTGAGCGCAGCAGGTGACACAATAACAATTATAAGTAATGGAAGCGACTTCAAAGGAACATCTACAAAATAAGGCAGGCGCAATGGTTGCCTGTTTAGAGTTCATCAAATTGAACATGAAAAGCAACAGCGAGTTCGGACGCATTGCAAATGGAAAGAATAAAATCAAACGATGGTATTTGATAACGCATAAAATTGCTTCATTACTTGTAATTTCTGCGGCTGTTATATTTATCATATATACAATCCTACTATAATGGCAAAAGATATAAACTTCAAAATAAACGTTGACGATAAAAGTGCTGAATCTTCTATTGAAAAACTTACAGACGACGTTAGTAAGTTAAACGATGAAATAAAAGATACGGCAAGTGATAGTGAAAAGGTAGGAAAGAATCTTAAAAAGTCCACCGAATCTGGAACGAAAGGTTTTAGGGCAATTGGTGGTGCAATTAAAGCCGCAGGAATAGGGTTGCTTATTGGTGCTATTACATTGGTAAAAGACGTTTTTGCTTCGAATCAAAAAGTAATGGACGTTTTTTCTGCTGTGCTCGGAACATTAACTGATATGATTAGAGATTTTTTCTCTTTTATTTCAGAAAATGCTGGTACTGTTGTTGAGTGGTTTCAACAAATTTTCGACGATCCAGTTCAAGCAATCAAAGACTTTGGACAGGCTATTGTAGATAATCTAATAGAACGATTCAATTCATTTTTAGAAACCTTAGGACACGTTGGAAAAGCAATTGCTGAATTATTTCAAGGTAACTTTGACGCTGCATGGAACGAAGCTGTGGCAGCAGCAGAAGAATCTGTTGACATCTTAACTGGAGTTGACAATACAGTTCAAAAAGTAACTGACGCAGTAGTAGAAGCCGCTGACGCTTTTGTCAATTACGCTTCTAAGACTTACGATGCAAATGCCGCTTTAGTAAAATTACAAAATAACGCAAAATTAGCAGCAGCACAACAAGCAAGACTTGCGGAACAATATGATAGGGAAGCCGAGTTGTTAAGACAACTTCGCGACGACGAAAGAAACACAATTCAAGACAGAATAAAAGCAAACAATGATTTATTAGCTGTCTTGGACAAACAAGAAGCGGCAGAGTTGGCTTCGGCAAACGCGCAAGTCGAAGCAGCTGCGGCAACATATAAGCATAGTAAAACAATAGACAATCAAACTGCATTAATTCAAGCACAGGCAGCGGCTGACGGTGTTAGAGCAAAAATTGCAGGTTTACGTTCCGAGCAGCAAATGAATGACCTTGCTTTGAGTAGGGAATTGAACGATATGCTAAGAACGCAAAACGAATCAATTGCGGATTTAACTATTTCAGAGCAAAAGTTTCAAGCGGAAAGAGAGAAGAATGAGATTGAAAGATTAAAACTTTTACGCAAGTCTTTAGAAGAAGAAAGAGTAATTCAATTAGCTCGATTACAAAGCGAAGTTGACAAGCATAAGCAAGGAACACAGGCACGTGTTGATGCTGAAATTGCATACAATCAAAAAAAGTTAGAGTTAGACCAAGCATTGATTTCGAACGAAGATTTGTTGCGAGAAGCGAATCTGAATAGAGCGAAAGAACAAATGACCATACTTGCAAATACAACGCAATATGGAAGAAACCGTGAACTTGCTTTACTTGAAATTGAATATGCTGAAAAAGCAAGACTTTACAAAGGCGACCAAGAAATGGCGGTTTTGATTGAGCAGGAAAAGCAAGAAAAAATAAGATTAATAAACCAAACGGCAAGAGATAAACAGTTTGAAATGGCATCTAGTGCACTTGGTGCTTTAATGGAATTAAACAACTCATTTAATGCAAAAACAGAAGCGGCGGCAAAACGTCAATTTGCAATTAACAAAGCGTTCTCATTGTCACAAGCAATTATAAACACTTACCAAGCTGTGAACGCAGCTTTAACCGCAGGTGGTAATCCTGCAAAACTTGCAACAGGAGCTCAATTTGTTGAAGCTGGTATTGCATTGACAGCAGGTCTTGCAAATGTTGTTAAAATTTCACAAACAAAATTTCAAGGCGGTTCAGTTCCAAGTGGCGGAGGTATTAACGCTCCAAGCGGTGGCGGAGATAACGGAACAACAGCTCCTTCACCTGCAAACTTCGCCTTCTTGCAGAACCAACCCAACCAACAACCACCGCTTCAGGCATACGTCGTTGGAGCGCAAGTGAGCAGCAACTTAGAAGCGCAACAATTAATTCAAAACCAATCACGATTAGGAGGATAAAAACATGAACAAAAAAATTAAAGTTATTGAATACGGAATCGACGACGCTGGTCTGTTGGGTGTGTTCGCGATTAGCGTTGTTGAACAACCTGCAATCGGTGTAGACTTCGTCGCGCTTTCAGAACAACACAGCGTCAAGTTCAAAGAAGATTTTAGAGGTCTTTTGTATGGTGCTTTGCTTATTCCCGACCAACTCATTTACAGACGCGACGACAAGACCGAAGAAGAATACTATGTGAAGTATTCAAAGGACACCATTCGCGCCATTGCTTACAACTACTTAAAGCAAAACATGACCAACAACGCAACGGTTGAACACGCGAAAACTGTTGAAGGTGTTTCGCTTGTCGAGACGTGGATAATCGAAGGCGAAAACGACAAGTCAAAGAACTTCGGGTTCGACCTTCCAGAAGGCACTTGGTTCGGTTGCATGAAAGTAGACAACGACGAAGTAAAAAAACAGATTCAAAACAAAGAAGTGTTGGGTTTCTCAATCGAAGGAAACTTTGCTGTTGATAAAGAAATGTATTTAAGCGCGCAAGACAAATTTGCAGAAGGACAACCGCATTATACCGCTGACGGCAAGTTGTACGAAGGGCCTACCCATAAGAACAATGACCGACTTATGACAGGAGCGGAGCATACCGACGAAAGTGAATACTTATATCACGCAGACGAACTCGAAAATTTAGATTTAATCGTTGAGATAGAACAAGCCATTCAAGAAGAAATAGACGCGCGTTACGACGACTACATGAACGCGGTGAACATGACCTACTCAGAACTTAAAGCATGGTCAGAAACGGAGTGTTCTCAGTTGGCTTCACTTGATCGTGGACCGATAAATAGAAACCTTGAATTGTTGCAAACGAATAAAGCCGATTGGAACGACAGCCACTACGAAGACGCAGGAAAGACAATCGCGTTTATCAACAGAATGCGCGAGAACTCAGCAGGCGACATATTGGAAGACAGCAACGGAAACGTCTGCGGAAGCAAGCGCACTATTTCTCTTTTGAATTGGGCATACGATCCGAACAAGTAAATGAATATCGAAGCAGGGGGGTTCTTAAAGTTGGAGTTGTTCAACGACGACGCGAACCTGTTTCTAAACGCACTCACCAAGATTACGAATGAGGGCGGTAAAATGGGTTTCAAAAGTTACGGACTAAGCGAGGACGAAATGAAGACGCTAAACGCAATACTCGATTCTTTAGGGTAAAAAAAACGAGGGGTAACTACTCCCCTCGTCAAACCTAAAATCAAAATCAACCTATGAAAAGCCGAATTGTGAAACAAATATACACACTTTTCTATTTAGCTACTAAACATTTAATAAACACATTTATGAACTTACGAGAAAAAGTAAATGCTCTTTTCGCTAAACACAATGTTAGCCTATCTGCTGAAGAAGTAGTTGAGGTGAAGCAAATGGTTGAAGCGATTCTTGCAGACGGAACGAGTATCTACTCGGACAGCGACACATGGGCTCCAGGTGTTCGTGTATTATCTAAGGACGCAGACGGCAATGAAGTCGTGGTTGCGGACGGAGAATACACAACAGCAGAAGGGGTTATTGTAGTTGTTGCAGACGGACTACTTGTTGAATTGAAACCAATGGTTGAAGAAGAACCAGAGGTTGAAGTTGAAGAAGAAAAACAGTCTACGGACGAATCACTAAGCAAAGAGGTTGAAGGACTTCTTTCGTTGGTTGCTAAGTTGGAAAGCGAACTTTCAGAAGCTAAAAAAGCAAATGAGAATCTTTCAAGCGAAGTAACAAAATTAAGCGCACAGCCTGCCGCCACTTCAATCAAAGAAGTAAAGCAAGCAAAACAAACACCTTCGAAGCCATATCACAAAATGAGCGCAGAAGAACGTTTCTTATTTCACTTAAACAAATAAAAAAATAAAATAAAAAATGGCTACTACAACAAGTTTAACTACGACCTACGCAGGTCGTGAAGCGGCAGGATATATCCGCGCTGCGTTTTTAAGTAACGAGTCTTTGGCTGCGGTTACAATAAGAGAGAACATCGAATACAAGCAAGTTATTCGCAAGCTCGTTGACAACGTTACTTTCGAAGCTCCAACGTGTGACTTTACTCCACTTGGAACGGTTACATTAACCGAGCGTATCTTGACACTTGAGAAATTTCAAGTTCACAGACAATTGTGCAAGAAAGATTTCTTAGCAGATTGGGAAGCAAAGTCTGAGCAAAACGGACAACTTCACGCTTCATTGAGCGACGCTATTATAGCTAACGTTTTAGCAGGTGTTGCAGCTCGCAACGAGGTCTTGATATGGCAGGGTGTTAACGCTAACTCTGGCGAATACGCAGGTTTCGAGACATTGTTCTTGGCTGACGCTGCTGTTCTTGACGTTGCTGATCCAGAAGCAATCACTTCTGCAAACGTTATTGACGAAATGGCGAAACTTGTTGCTACACTTCCAACACGCGTGAAGCGTGCAACTGAGAAACCTGTAATCGCAGTTTCTTCTAACGTTGCTGAAGCATACAGAAGCGCGATTCTTGGTCTTGGTGGTGGTCTC